GAGCTGGAAAAAGAGTTAGCCATATTGAAACATGTTTGACGTCGAAAACACATAAAAGAGAGAACCTCTTTTTCCAGCTCCCCTCCCCTCCCTCTTTTAGCGGCGAGGTTAACTCAATACACAGCAAGAGGTTAGCAGAAAACCCCACTGGGGAGTGGGATGAGGGGGCTCCCCTGCGGGACCTACCATCAGAGGTACTCAATCTGGGTGGTTAACTACTTATGGGTTATGATGTATCCGCCTTTAGAGGTACATGAACGGGCGAAGTAGCTCCCCAGAGGGGTAAGTAGCGGAATTATCGAATTTTGTTTGCGACAACCACGCAAAATGAGGCGATATAGTAGTAGACAACTTCAAGATACGAGGTAACATGAGCACCAAAACAACGGAAGCCTTTAGGCTGTACTATGAGAGTACGCTTAAGGGTGCACACAATAATCCGGCGCTACTGGCGCGCTGGGGAGCGGACCCGTCTCGTTTTGAGACACAGATCATGTGTCGCAAAATGGGTCACCCGATACCCGACACAAAAATGTACGAGGAAGACGGGGAAGTATTTGGCCCCACCCGCTGGCCCTATGATGCCGCCAGTAATCCAAACTACAGCGACCCGCCCATCAAATATCTTATCTCTAAGCGGCTTCTCGCTATCGGGTCAACTTGGTGGGACTGGAAGAACAAACGGACTTATGGTCTGGGGTTCGACTTCGATTCGCTAGTCGACCACGATGAAGATCATGGTATCCCGCAGGAAGAAATAGACAAGCTTGACCGACTCGACTGCCCGTGGATGGAAATTAACCGCAGCACGAGAGGCAACGGACGTCACATCTATATCTGGTTCGGCGAGCCTTACCCGGTTTCAATGAATCACTCTGAACATGCGGCTATCGCGCGCTCTCTTCTGCCAATGCTCGGCAAAGCCACTGGCTTGGACATAGAAGCAAATGTGGATTGTTGCGGGCAGGTGTTGTGGTTTCATCACGAGAATGCCACCAAAGAGAATCAGGGCTACGCGTTAGTTAAGCCGGCGACACAAATTCTGACCGCCAACGATGTCCCGTCAAATTGGCGTGACAATCTTGAAGTTGTCTCAGGCGGCAGATCCAAAGTGCGTGTCCAGGGATGGACCGCAGATGGTCTACCAACACAGGGGGATGAGCTTGACGAGATGACTCAAGCTCACGCCCGTGTAAAACTTGAAGAGGCCCACATCCAGATACTGGAAGCACTGGAATGCACAGGACACTCCAGCCTGTGGGTGTCCGACCACCATTTGTGGCAGGGGCACACGGGTGGGCTCAAGCAGGTATATGATGAGTGGGCTGAGAAGGGCAAGCCGCTCAAGGGACTGTTCGATACCAACTCGCGCGAATCCGATCCAGGTAAACCAAATTGCTTCATGAGGCCCAAGGTCGGTGGCGGCTGGGATGTGTATCGTTTTGGCGAGGGAACATCCGAGTGTGTGATGTGGGATAAACAAGGTAAGTGGACACACACCACCTACAACCACCCGGCCACACTGAAACAGATCTGCTTTGCCGCCGGCGGCTTCGAAGGCCCGAACGAAGACCAGGGGTACATATTCGCAACAGTGGCCGAAGTAGAATTGGCCATCAAATTGTTGGGCTCATCGGTTACGGTACCGAGTCATGTCAGCGACGATGATGGTAGGACGTTTTCTTTGCGCATGCGCGAAGATGGTAAAGTGATCTTTACTATCTCCAAGGTGAGGGATGACAAGCCCTCCAACTTCCCGCTGTTTGCCAAGACTGCTAAGGGCTGGGCGAGGCTGTTGAAAGATGCTATTGAGACACCGGACAAAGAGACAGCCGACGCTGAGCTATGGTGCGAGTTGGATGACAAGTTCAGGTGTTTGAAAGCCGACCAACAATTTGAGGCTTGGGTGATACAGGACGCGTCTGAAGAGTGGGTCACCCAGCCTCGCGAGAACGTAAAGTCTGTGCTGGTATCCATGGGGTTCAACAAGCCGGACACCATTTTTGGCGGGGCCATTATGCGATCATGGATGCTGGTGAACGAGCCATTTGGACCGGAGTATCCGGGCGGTCGTAAGTGGAATAGGAATTCCCCACAATTTTTGTACGAGCCAATCGAGTTGGGCGAGGGAGAAGTCCCTTGCCATCCGACGTGGGACAGGCTTATGAACCACTGCGGCTGCGACCTGGACAATTATATCCACGAGCTGCCGTGGGCACAGGCGTGGAGCATTCACCAGGGAGGTGATTATCTGAAAGCGTGGGTCGCCTGCATGTTCCGAAACCCATATGGTAAACTGCCTTATCTATTTATGTATGGCCCGCAGAATAGCGGAAAGTCCAGCTTCCATGACGCAATCCGCCTACTTATAACGAGGGGTGTGGAGGGGGCAGATAGGGCGTTAACCAGCAAGGGCGGGTACAATGGTGAGTTGAACGGCGTCGTGTTGGCTGTGGTTGACGAAGTGAATATTGCCAAGTCTGGCCCAGAAGCATATGATAAGATGAAGGAATGGACCACCGCTGTAGACATATCCATCCACGCGAAATACAAGCAGCCCAAAAGCGTGAAGAACACGCTACACTTTGTGCAGATGGCTAATTCCCGCGCCAACCTGCCATTATCCACCATTGACACGCGAATCACGGCGATGAATGTTCCCAGTCTTGAGGAAGAGATACCACGGGATGAATTTCTCACCTTACTCAAAAAGGAAGCACCCCACTTCATGCGGACTTTGTTCGACTGGGAACTTCAACCTCCAGCCGGGCGTTTGATGCTTCCACTTATCGAAACACAAGGTAAAATGGATGCTGCGGAAGTGAGTATGAATCCGCTCGAACAATTTGTGGCGCACGAATGCCACCGGGTTGCCGGGAGTGCTGTCACAATGAAGGACTTCAAAGCCAAGTTTTATTCCACCTTGGAAGACTACCAGAAGAGTGACTGGAGTGAGAAAGAAATTCAGAAACAGTTGTCTGAAGAATTTCCTGTGGGGCGAGCAAAGGGAAATGTTACTGTGGTTGGAAATATCAGCTTTGTGGAGTGCGAGCCGACCGAGCCATATGTGAAACGTGAGCACCGTTTGATAAAGGTAAGTGAAGAATGAAGATCAAAGACAGTGGATCAAGAAGCAAGTTCGAATCCGGGGCGCAGCGAGACTGCCAAGAGGGCAAGGGCCGTATGGATCTTCTGCCATTCATGGCACTCATGAATGTGGCCAGAGTGTATGAAGAGGGGGCGAAGAAATATCGTGCCCACAATTGGCGGCGTGGCATCCCTCTGTCCCGTTATGCCGACTCTGGAATGCGTCATTTTGCAAAGTGGATGGCCGGTATGCGAGACGAGCCTCACCTGGACCAAGCGGTATGGAATTTGCTGTGTCTCATTGAAACCCAGGAGCTGATTCGGCAAGGCAAGCTTCCCGCCGAGCTGAACGATCTTCCGTACAACCCGCTGGATATCCTGGAAAATCCGCAAGATCTTCCTGATCTGGAACTTCCGTTCGAAGGCAGCGAGCTGGATGGCGACGTGCCGGGCAGTGGTGGTGAGTTGTATGTTGACGGCGAGAAGCTGTGCGACGTTGAAAGCTTTGCCATCGAATATACTAGCCCGGAGTGCCGCGAGACATATGATAGCACCGAGGAAGAGACGGAGCGTGGTACGCCATATAATGGTGAGTGCGCGGGCGGGTTCTGCGGTGCCCCGGTTACGTTTGAGATTCGTGACGCCGACAAATATCGGTCAGCGGAATTTGAGAAATACCGGGAGGCGATGCTTGACTGGGGACGTAAGGAACACCAACGTGCTTGTGACGAAACGATGGCGGAGTGGGCCCGCACAAGGGGATAAGATGAAGAACTGGTACAACAACATAATGGCGGCTGTGGACGTGGAGACTACCGGCACAGAGCCGGGGTACCACGAGATACTACAGATCGCCGTATTGCCCCTGGACAACAACATCAAGGTGTCCGATGAGCATCGGTTCTTCTATATGAACGTCGCTCCCAAGCACCCTGAACGGCAAGGGAAGGCGGCAAGGGGAAAGCACAAGCTGGACGCACATAAGATGGCTGCCGAGTGCATCACTCAGGAGAGAGCGGCTGACATGTTGAACGAATGGTTCAACAATATGCAACTGCCGTTTGGAAAGCGGTTGATTCCGCTGGCCCACAACTGGGGCTTCGAGAGAGGCATGATGACACACTGGCTAGGTATCGACCGGCTGGATGAAATATTCCATCCATTTCCTCGTGACACAATGTTGTTCGCCAACATGATTAACGATGTGTATTCGTGGCAAGGAATGGAGATACCATTTCACACAGTGACCTTGAAGGCCATGTGCAAACGCTTTGAGATTCCTCTGGAGAACGCTCACGACGCGTTAGCCGACTGTGTCGCCACCGCCGCCCTCTACCGCGAGATGATCCGCAGCTTCGGCTAATCGGCGCATCTTTACCTCACGCTGGGCGGCTCGCTTTGCAGCACGTATGGAGCCGCGCGCCGGCCGGGCCGGCGACGACTGCATATTTGCTTTCTTGTCCCGACATTTTCTGCACTTTGACATTTCTGCGCTCCAACTGACGGGCGGGGAAGGCGTGTGGTTCCATACGCCCGCCCCGCCCGTTTGCTATACTGGGTTGGTAACACCGAGCAAGTTTAGAGTCTTGCACGGAGAGAAGTCGGTCAGTGCCGCGCGGTGAATGTAGATCCCATATTGACGGAGCATCTTCTTGCACCGGGCTGTCAGATCTTTTTCTACTTCGCCGTTAACGACACCATTCAACATCTCTTCGTAGTTCATGGCCACTACTTCTTGTACGATGGCGGCTTGCGCGATATCCTTCACTGTGTCATCTGGCATCCAATTCAATTTTCCAATCGCTTGAACGATGTCATTTATCGAATACACGACCACGCCACCAACAACAACAGATTTGTTATCCTTGGTTACTAGAGCCTGTGTCCTGGTGTTAACTGTTTGGCGCGCAACAACGTGCAACTCAACTTCTGACAACAGGGGCCAGTACCATCGCACCCCCGTCTTTAACTCTACTGGTTCGCCGCGCCACCGCCATTTCACTCCAGCGTGTGTGGCACGTACGATGATACGACGGGGGAAGAATTGTAACAACGCGTCGAATATTTGTCCAAGCCAAGCGAATGCTGATTCCATTACCATAGTCCTTTTGGGCAGTGCTCTGTAGCCATTTTGATTTTGTTAATCACGGCAAAGGTGCTAGTGGAAACTTTACAGCCACACCCCCGGCACCTCTTCTTTTCCGCGTCATACCACTCACAGGGCTTACAAAACTTTGTGTGAATGGCTTCAACCTCTTCATCGGAACGTACCGGCCTACCTTCTCCGATCCATCGTGTCAATGCCTCTTTGTACAACCATAGCTGTAGAGAGAGGGCCGGGTAATCCGGCACGCCGCCGGGGGATTGCACTTCTGCAATGTCTGACTCCCCCAGCGGCGACTCTTTAATCATTTGCATGATTTCAGCGGCTTCCTTTACCATCTCTGGTGCCGGCTCCATATTTGGCTTCTTGCACTTTCTGTCAACATGCTCGACTCGATGAGTACACAGCATGCAGGCTTGAGCATCTACTCCATGCCCGAAGGCTTCGCACTGGCGATTCATACACCGGTGCCGTTCGCTCCCGTCAGAGCGATTGACAATTGTTTGTCGTTTGTCGCAAGGTAACATGAGGCGTGTTACTCCACGTAGGGGTTCATTTGAGGTTGAATTGAGCCATCAGGTAGAACCGTTCCTGGTGGTACCGCATCTGGGTTTGCTATAGTGCCCGGTGCCCGATAGTCGGGGTCGCCAGTGTAGGGATTTATCTGGACAGTATTTTCCTGTTGGGCGGGGTCGCCACCAGATGGTGTGCTGGACACGTCACCGACCGGGGAAGTAGTCTCGCCGCCGGAAGCGTGCCCGGCTGCTGGAGGTGTATCTTTCGATTCGCTGTACCCCTGACAATCCTCTTCCTCGTGGCCCGCCGCGACATAATCTCCCTTAGAGCCGTCTGTTTGCAGCACGCCGGTTTCATTACATGACCATCTATCCGATACGGACTTCCCGTAATTAGCCTGCATGTATTTTGCAAACATACTTGCCGCCCACGCGGTACCGAATGTGTGACACACTGCCCATACTGGCCCCGTGCACGAGGGGCATCCGCTAGAGCAATTACATGGGCCGCCACAGGGATCTCCCTGACCTTGTGATGTGCTGGTGTGCCAAAGCACACGCACATTGTAATTACATCCAACCCCGGCCGGGCATGAGCCTTGTTTTTCTGGCTCTGGTTTATCGTTGCCACTTCCACCGGCGTTGCCGCCGCCGGATATGGCGCTCTCTACCTGCGCACGCGCGGCCGACTGGGCTATCTGCTTTGCCTCGATTATCGGGTCTACTTCATCGAAGTTGATGTAGTCCGACAACTCGCATCGAACAGATGGCAGCGTGTCACACAGATCACTTGGGTGAAGATCGCCCGATGAGATAATCAATTGATCGTCCCGGTGATACCCTCCCAGCAGCAAGTGCCCCACGGGCGGGGTGACTTCGAAGTTGTAACCGCCGCCACCATGTGTGTCGAGCGGAAGAGGCCAGACACTGGCGCACGGCTGTTGTGCCGGCCACGCCCAGAAGTAAGGTGTTGTTTCACCTGACCGGACGGGTGTCCAGCAGTCGAGAGTGACCGTATTCTCATTTGGATCAATTGTCATTGTCTCAATGATGCACTTGACTGGAGTGGACGAGAACTGTGCAACATTGATGGTGACGCAATCCAACACGTCCAAGTCCATATGCTTTAGAGGCAGTGAGAACTTAACCCGCTTCCATGAGTTGGCTTTTCGGATCAACCAGAAGGTAGCGGACTTCAATACCAAATCGTAAAGATTATAGGTGTAGTAATCCCAGTCTTGCGCCACGGTTCCATACTTGTCCACGTTGTATTTCAGCACCAGCTTGCGTTCCGGTTCCTCGTTGTCCTGAACCGCCGCCCCTGCTTTTTGCCACTTGATATTGTGTGTTGTATAAACTTCCTCGGTGACACTAAGTGACTCTTGGAACGTACCAGTGAGAATGTCGGATTCTGATAATGTACGAACCGACGCGGGCTCCGTGGGAAGATAGCGAATGAACATCACGCTATTTCTCACGTACACGGCACACCGCGACTGGTAAGCAATGTCGTTAATCAGCTTGTACACGTCGGGTCGGTCAGTCAGGTAGAAGTTGTTCGGGTAGTTTACCACGAGAGCATGAACTGCCGCGAACGACGCCGCGTCAACTGTGAGATCTGTGTATCGGTCGATCAACCACTCAATAATGTCACAGGGGTTGGGGCCTACGCTGGAAGTAAATGACACATAGATGTCATCGTCCCACTGGTCGTTGTACAGCTTAAGATCTTTGTTCATGCCAATCTCAACTACCTGATAGCCTTGGTAGTCAGTTTCATACACGGTATAGTACGAGGCAGGAACTTCTGTCAAATAGCGGAAGCCGTTCGGGGCCGTTCTAAACGCGGCGACACCATCCACCGTCCCTGGTAACAGAGACGCGATGTACAGAATCTCGGACTCGGCTTCTATGTAAACTTCGGAACCAGCCGGGGCCCAAAAGAACCCTGCATCTTCCATCGCATCATAGTATTCCCATGATTCCTTTGGCCCGCCGACCAACCCAGGGGTAGCGACCAAAGCCTCTTCGCAACTGGCGAACGCTTGAGCAGTATTCTGGCTGGCCGTGAATGTGGTACCGTTTGTGGCCGGGGTCCAGGTGGCACTTGTGTTGAGTATACTTGTGCCGTCCAGTATCCACTGCCCGCCCGCCCCTTGAATGGTGTTGTCAGTCCCGCCTATTTGAGCGCGCCCGACAACCATCCCGTAGCCTTGTGTCCGTATGTTTTTGCACGGCACATGGTTGAACGTGGCATACTCTGGATGCTGACGCTGGTGTATGCTGAATACGTTTCCAGTGAAAACACCTTTGAAGATGGCGTTCTCAATGAAGACAGTTGTGACAACTCCCTGTGGGAAGCTGGAACCGTTGTACACATTGAAAGTGTCGTACTCATAGGCCATCTGCTGAGTTTGTAAGTCTTTCAACTTGCAAATCTCGCCGAACCGACGGTTTACACATTCCAAGTCAGGGCCGATAGTCTTCGCGACGGTCATGGTCATGCCGCCGTTCGGACCCAGTAGGGCATTGGACTGGTTGCCGGTAGACTGCGAGGGGCATTGAATCTTAATGGCCTGACAGATACGTGGCTCTAATGTGAAGTCGTGTATGCCGACTCCGCCCTCTAAATAACCTCGGCGTGGCGCTCGTACTTTGACGGCGGGCAGGTGGCAAACCTGCCCAAATACGAGCGGCCACGCCTTTCCCAGCGCCTCATCTGGGATATTCGGGAAGTCGCCCTCTTCCATACTGAAGCCGACTTGCTTCTCTTGCAGCTTGGAAAGGACGTTGAATCTTAGTGTTCGCTGCGCTTCGTCCCATTCGATAGGTGTGACGATCTCACCACGAAACACAAGTATCTTGTGAATTGAACTCAGAGACTTGGGCTGGATATACACGCGTGCGGGTCGCTTGTGAATATCATTGGCATTATAGATGGCGCGCAGGTGACCGTCCACGTCATCCAAAGTCAGGGCCAATTCCTGTGTATCACTGGAACCCTCCAGCATCATTGACCCGTCGAATCCCGCCATCTCCAATATGACCGGGCGCGCAGAACCGAACTCCTGGTCCGAGTAAAGCAACGTGCCGTTGTCAACCCAGTCCACTTCGAGAAGCACGATCCATTCTGTTCCCATGTTCTGGCTGAGCAGAACTTGGGCTTGAGGCGTTACCGTTCTCATCTCTCTTCAAACTCCAATATGACTGTCATCGTTTCGCCGCCCGGCCAGCCGTCACCTGCCCGTCCAGCACCTGCAAACTCAAACGGATTGTTCCGCAGGTATCCAAGCCACATATCCCCGTCGTGGTCAATGACCTGAATCAGTTTTCCAAAGTACGAATTGATAAATGCCCGGAGTTCCAGCGCCTTGTGTCGGCTAACTTCAAACTCCCAGTTGAACTTCTTTCGTCCATTCCGTGATTTCACGTAGGTGTATAAGGTCCCGTCCATGGCGCGCATGCTCTGAACGGTGGCAGTGATGCCCTTCGTGTCACCCCAGTTGGGGCTAGGGAGCAATGTTGTGGTGATGATGCCCGGATAGGGGGCTTTCATTATGAAGCTCATACTATCACCGCCGTCACTGATTGTGAAAGATTAAGGGCGCGCCCGTCCCCACCTGCTTCTCCCGGCTCATATGTATCTATCATCATCTCGCCTTCGAACTCCAGGCTAACAGTCCAGCGAGCCTTGCCGTCTTGTGTAGCCACTTCGTTCGGGTTGGTGATGAACCCCTGCCACCGGCGACCTTCCCAGTCGGTCAAGCCGATGTTCTGTCCGATGGTGTTCTGTAGGAATGTATGAAGTTCATCGACTTGAGATTCCAGCAGGCCGATCATCGTTATGGCGAGTGTGCGAACCTTTGGCCACGTTGGATCGGCATACACAACCAGCTCACCGCCCCGCGTCTCGCGGCTGATCCTGCTGTACGCATTGCGGTCACGATTATCAAGCTCCGGTGCCCGCAGTGTAACCTCGGACGTATGTGCCCCAATGGCAGGCTGATAGAGGACGAAGCGGTCTAACGTGGAGCCTTGTGGATCTTGCAGTTGAACCGGGGGCGGAGTAACATCCGTCGTGATTGTGTTCTCGCCCTGGAACGGCGTGTATTGCTTCCTTCCGCACGGTGTGTCTTCATACCAAGTGAGCGCGTGCCCTATGCCCAGATCCTGCTCAACAAGACGGATGAAATTCGCGGTAACAACCAGAGCGTCTGTCACGTTGAGCGTGCTGGTGGCTGTCAGGGAGAATCCCCACGTCACAGTCTGAACAAACACAATCTCGCTACTGCATCCGCCGATAGGAGAATCGTCGGTGAGATTGAGCGTGTGTGTAATAACCTGTGTCGGCAGGGGCACACCCGCCACTTGAGCGAGAGCCAGTTCGTCTTCGACGAACATGTGATATGGGGTGCTTACATGCTGAGAAAGTCCCAGCCAGTCGTTTACCATTGGCTTGAATGGTGACTGCACAACCAGTGTCTGGGTGAGTCCCAGATCGTGGGCCACTGGTACACTCGACAGAGTTAATACCGTCTGTGTTAGATTAAGAGTGTTGCCAACCGGAGCCCGGTCAGCCACATAGTTGAACTCAACTATGATATGGGACAGACTTAAGGCTGTATCGGCGGGCCATGTTAGCGACCGGCCACCATTTGACACGAACGAAATCGTATGGGACACACCAAGAGGGATGTCCCTGGCACCAATGGCCGTGTGCGTTAGATTCAGCGTGTCAGCTACATCTTGATTTTCGTTGAAGATGGTGGCGGTGGCGTCGTCGGTGAGATTCATGGAGGATGAAAACGCGCGGTCTTCAATCCAGCCGTGCACCACCTCCACAAAGTTTATTGTGTTATTTGCTGACTCTTCAAGTGCGGGGGCCCCGCTTTGTGTCAACACTGAAATATACTGGCGCAAAACTCTTAATTCACCGTCTGTTCGCTGGCCAGCTACTTCTACAAATTGTTTGGTGAGGCTGAGAGTTGCCATTATAGGTACTCGATTCCGAACGCTGCCGCGTTAACAGTAGCCGGTGTCCAGGCGTTAGCCGTGCCCGGTTCAAGTTCAACAATGAACGACTTGGTGGTGTAATTAGCAGAGTTGTATGTAATGTTCGCCGAAGCTGTTTCATTACCGGAAGAGTTAGCCGTAAGGGCGACATTGATGCTGGCATCTGTTTTGAAGGTGCCAGAGACAGCTATTCCCTTGATCGTGTCGAAGGCAAGAGTGGCGTCATAGCTGAGTCTGAGCTTACCAGCAGCATTCGCAGTGGCGAGTGTTGTATCATCATCAGTGATGTCATCATCGACATCAAGGTAGTTGCCAGTTTCCCATTCGTTAGTCACATCTCCGTCAGGAGTAAGAGTGTCTATCTGAACCGGGCCCAGGAAGTCATTGTTTGTATTTCCAGAGCCATCACAGACATAGATATCAGTGACTCTCCCAAGTGTCCCTTGTGGGGCAGTGAACTTCACTCGGTTGTAATAGCCGAGAGTGCTCCCCTTCGTGTCTGTGGGGCCACCAGAAAGAACATTAACACCATTCACACGAACTTCATAGTAACCGTCTGTGTCGTGACAATTGGCTTTTATCTCGATGTACGACCACGCGTTTGCAAGAAGGTGAAATCGAGTTGTGTGCGCGATCAACGTGGTGCCGACAAACAAAGCCAGACCACTTCCATACTGCCTGAGTGTTAGACTATTGGCCGCTCCCTCTTGCAAACCAATGAGCATACCGTCAATTCCGTTTTGCGGGTCGTTCACTTCGTAGGTGAAAATCGCCGCCCCTACAATCAAGGTGGTATTGGTAGTTAACTCGGAAGTGTAAATCCACGAGCTAAGATTCAGCTCTAGTGAAGTACCGGCTCGATAGCCAGCTTCAACATCCATCCATATCTCAGCAGATACACTACCATAACGACGTGAGATAATGTTGGTTGGATATGGCTGACTTCCGTTGGCGGTGCTGCTATAACTGTTGCAACCATCTAACCAAATAAGAGCCATTAGCCCACCTCCACACCGTAGTGTATTCCATTGATTGTCGCAGGAGCCCACGCATTTCCATCAGGGTCCAATTCAAAACAATCGGACATACTATTGGGCTTGAGAGCCCACACAGGATTGGTGTTATGTTCATTCACTGATCCAACCCCGTTCTGAGAAATATGCTTGACGCCTTTCATCAGATTTCCAGATAGCATTGATACAGTTGTTACTTGAACTCCGTAGACAGTATTAGGAGTCACAGGCAGGGCCGGGTAACTAAACATTGCTTGGTTGCCAGTGGCCGTGTCCGAAATGTAAGTGTCAATGTTGATTGTTTCTGTATTGACCATTGCATAAAGGTCGGTGCCGGTACTCGGAGTCATGTTTCCAGACACGTCCGCATCGGGGTACAAAGTATGTACAACACAGTCGCCTAGAAAATCGTTGCAAGTGCTCCCCACACTATCGCAGACATAGAAATCGTCGATGTACAGCCAGCCGTTCGCTGTTACACCTCTGAATCCAACCATCGGATAGTTAGGGTAAGAGGTACTGTAGATTGTGTTACCTGAATAAGTAAGGACAGTGGTACCATTTAGCTTTACTTCCACGGTTCCCGATGCACTGTGGTGGTATACTTTTGCCTCTAAGTAGTACCATGTGTTCGCAGATATCACATCATTTGTTGTTGTGATATTTATCGTTGTACCTAACCTGTTTATACCGAGGTTTCCATTTATTGTGAAAATATCCAGAGAGTCATAACCAACAGTCGTCCCGTCCGTTGAGCCTGTTCTGAATGTCAGCACGTCGGAGGTGACATTTCCGTTGTTAGTCACCAGAAATGCGGCACCCGCAACGATTGTTGTACAGGTAGTCAACGCTGGGGTCAGCAGCTCAGTTAATTGACTTACCTTTAAGAGCAGCGAGTTTCCACTCCCTGACCTACCGGCCACGATCTCGTAACTAGCTGGATACAAACTGGCTTCCACACCGTATACAGTCTCCAGGGAGTTGACTGTGCAGTCATTGCCGCTGGCACCATATTGTTCAAAGCCGTCTACCCACAGTAATGTCATATCAAATCTCCTAGAGCACCCGGAAGGACTTGAACCTTCAACCTGTTGATTACAAATCAACGGCTCTGCCAATTGAGCTACAGGTGCCTTTAGGTGTGAGTATGCTCACACCATGGTTACTTAACCACTGATCGTGTACGTGACTTTCAGCGTGTCACCGTTCGCCGTTGCAACGACGCTGGAGAACGCGGCCGTGCTCCACAGGGTGCCGGTGTTGCCGGTGCTCTTGACGTTGTTGCTGGACACAAAGATGCCCTTCAAGTTGCCAGTAGCATTGATGCTGAAGTCAGCAGTCGTGGCGTTGGTGATGGCGCGCGTAGCGGCAGCACCTTCATTCCACGTGACGCGGTTGGCTTCGGTGTAAGATGTACTCTCTGCCCAGCCCGCGTGCGAAGACAATGTGTCGGCGTCGGCGAAAGCTGACCACCCACTGTTGTCTACCAGCCCGATGTACCACGTTCCGATCTGAGTTTCGCCATGGAATCCAACGTCCAGCAGCGAGTTAATACCCTCGTCCACGATTCCATTCGGGAACTCATAAACGCCCTTCAGTGTGCCTTCGACATCTCGGTGCTCGACGACAAACCGACCAGTTAGTTTGGCTTTCTGATCCATTACAGTCTCCAAAGGTTAACGGAGTTTAATGTTGTTACGCTGCACTTCGCGGCGCAACTGTCGGCCAATCTCCCGCACCGTTTGCTGAGAGCTATCGCCGCCCTGAACCGTGACGTTGATGTCACCGACATTGGTGACGGTGCCACCCTGCTCACGGTAAACAGGCTGACTACCTTGATTCATCGCATTCAGTTCCGAGAAGAACTTTCGCGAATTTCTTGAATTAACTACAGTCTCTCCCTTCGACAGCATGGTGTGGATGTTATCCTGTCCGCGCCCGCCCTGTGCGAAGTATTTCATTGGTCCGCCAAAATACTGCGATGCCCCGCTGCCGGCCGCTGCCTGTGCCCTGGCGGCTCTTTCCAGTTCATTCGCCAGTCCGGTAGCTGCTCCCTTTGCCACGTTAATGGCCCCGGTCGCTATTTGCGCTGCTGTTGTCACCGAGTTGGTGTTTGTAGCGGCGTTGCCCATGCTGGTGGCTGTGTTGCTCGCACCAGTGGCCATTTCACCTGTCTTCTTGGCAGCGGCATCAGAACTTATCTTGACGTTGTCGTAATTAGTTTTGAACTCCGCCGCCTTGTTGGCGATGGCCGTCATGGGTTGCAACTGATCCAAGAATGCCTGTGCCACTCCAGCCAGCTCTTCATTCGGCATTCCTTTTTTTATCTCTTCGTTCTGCTGATTCCAGCGAAACAAGATGGGTAGGATGTTGTCCATCGCTTGGGCCACTTCAAGATTGATTTGCTTTGTATTGGCCAGCTTTTCAATCTTGCTATCAAGCAGACGAAGATTTTCAGCTTCTATTGTCTTGCCCTGTTGCAAAGTATCAATGTACCCCTGTATTTCCTTTTTCACATTGACTTGGTTTTGTAGCTGGGGCCGGGCAGCAATAAAATCATTCACCCGTTTCTCGCCCGCCGCCAAGGCCATGGTTTCGGTAGCGTTCTCGTGGGTTTGAATATACCGCAATCTTCCCTGTTGAAGTATTCTGGCTTGAAGTTCAGAGATTTCTTGGTTCGCGCCTTTCAACCCCTCTACGGCCACCTTCTCAAGCGCAGTGATCGTCGCCTGCTTTTCGGCTACCTTCAACCTCTGTGCTTGTGATGTTTTTAGCTGTTCCTCAGCGGCCAGCGTAACACGACTAGCGAATTCCCCTTCCTTCTCCCCCGGCCTCTTCTCTACACCCAGAGACTTTGCCACTGTGTCTGTGCTGGCTACTTGTTGAACTGCAACTTTGATGTTGATAACAGATTTGTCAAATGCGGCCTGAGCGCGCGCAACCTCAGCTTCCCAGTCCTTTGTTCCCTGGTTTAATGTGCTGGTCAACCACGAGACGACAACCGGGCTGGCAAGATCCAGTCCCAGCGAGCGGAGAAACTGATCGCCCAGCTCTGCCTTGCCGAATATCTCGTGAACTTTCTTGTCAATCTCGGCTACTGCATCTATCACCCCTTGACGCTGCTGATCTGTTAACGAATCCTCATTCAGTTTGATGAGCTGCTCGTAGCGTTCCTTGGCCAGTTGCTTCAACTTTTTGGCATTCTCTTCGCGCATCTTCAATTCATCTTGAAGTGCTGGAATGCTGTTCTTGCTTATGCGGGCCGTTGTTTCAGCTATTGATTGCTTGTTTCGCAGAGCACCGATGGCTTCCTTCTCATATTTGTTTTGAAGACGCGTGTTCTTCGTCGTTGACGATGCAAGATCAAGTAATTTTATCAGTGAATCAGAGGCGCGTTGAGCGCGCTCGGACGCTTCCTTCGAACCATCTAAGCGTCCAAAAGCGTTGGCCACATCCGCGCGGCTCTTTGCAACTTCCTTGTCGATAGCAAGCAGTTTTGCCCTCTCTGTTTTTGCGTTTTTCAGTTTCAGGTTTAGCTGCCGGGACGCAATCTCACCGTTAATACTCTCGATGTCTTTCTGCGCATCCTTAACAGCATCCGTGGCTTCCTTGATCTTGTCCTTAAGATCCTTTATGCTGGCCTCATAGACACCGATTATAGATTCGCCAAGAGCCTTCAACCCAGCATTAGCTACGTCGATTGCGTTTTTCCGAATCTGGATAAGGTTGTACTCTTGCTTGTTGGCTTCAACATAGTATTGATTAGCCGCTGTTACAGCATCCTTGTAGATGGCCGCGATGTCTGTTTTCTGCGACTCTTCACGAAGTTTCTCTATGTTCGCTGCCGCCAAACCCATTTCAGATTTAAGAGTATTGGCCAGCCTCGCCGACAAATCAAACGAATCAGAGATGTTTTGTAAATTCTGAGCCGTGTTATTGACGACATTTGACATGCCGCCAACCAGAAAGTTAACCAGCGGAAGTGTAGCGGTGCCGAGACGAGTCCAGATGTTAGCCCACTGCTGAGTGGCTTGGGTTAACTTGAATGCGTCAGCCTCAGTGAATTCCTTGAAGATATCAGAGGCGTTTTTACCACCTTCTTTGATCTGTTCGATGGCTTCAGCGAGTTGCCCGCCGTTCTCCGCCGCGATACCAAAGTAACCGGCGATTGCACGCACACGTCGAAACAGCTCGCCTACTTCGTCAGAGCTATCATTTGTTTCCTCGGATATTTTTCTCATCAGGCCGGGGAAGCCGCCGAACACGCGTATCGCCTGCTCCGCGTTATCAACACCCCACTTGCTGAACTGCTCTTTTAGCGGGTCACCAGGGCGGATCAACTGCTGGAAGATGGCCCTCAACTGTGTAAGGGCCGTGTCAGCTTTGACACCCTTTTGAGTCATGAGAGCTATCGAGCCCGCTACATCTTCCCACGCGACACCTAGTTGCGCCGATAGAGGAAGAACCTTACCAAGGCTGTTGGCTATTTCGTCAAGCCTAAAACGTCCGATGTCGACGGCCGCGAACAGCGTGCCAGAAATTCTCTCGGCCTCGCTCGCTTCCAGTCCATACGAGTTAATGACGGACGACAACGCGTCGATAGCATCCGCATTTTCAGACACGGCGATCGTCGCCAAGCGGGTGGCTTGAGCATTAAACTCGAACGCCTCACTCGCGCTGACAACTTGGTTTGACAAGGTCTGGTATAAACCTTCGGCCAGATCCTTGGGGGCTTTTCCGATGGCATCCGACAGCGCCAGTATCTCACTGGTGATTTGTCCAGACCCCATGTTCATGTCTTGACCGATGGTCTGGATTTCAGCAATCGCTAAGCCGAGTTCCCTGGCAGACTCGACGCCCTCGCGCATTGTCTCGATGAAGGCGTTGATGGCTCGAAGCACGATCTGTGTCTGAAGAACTCGAACCATTGTCTTCCAAGAGATGGTCAAGTCACCAGTAGTCTTTTTCGCTTCCTCGGCTTTTTTACTGACGGTGCCAAGGTTAGCCGCTGCGGCCGTCCCGCCGCCTACTGCATCCGCCGCGCCCTTGAATTCACGCAAGGCGGCTGTACCGGCGTCCAACGACCCCTTAAGCTTGGCGAGGTTGTTTATGGCGCTGCTGGCATCAAAGCCTAGTTTTTGTGTGATCGTGTCTGCCATATTACAGCGGCCCTGTTTTGATGTAGTTTCTGATGTCGGGCAACTTTGCCGTCGCCGCGACTTTTTGCCAATCCGTTAACGCGCGTTGCTGAAAGAAGTAGGGTGTGAATCTCACGTTGTTTGACCATGGGCGGGGGTAGGGGCCTTTTATGGCCTGATTGTATTCGTTGTAGGCCAAGTAGCGTAAGTTCGTAGAATACACGAAGCCTACATAAGGCTTACCAGCGTCTTTCACGACCCCGCTGCCTGCCGATGATGCCCTCCCCAGGGACACTCTTGATTCTGGGGCCACAATTGGGTCCATCGGTATTGATGTACCCAATGATTGTGCGAGTCTTTGGAAGGTGGCTCTGGATGCACCCGACCACACCGGGATCGGGGTCTGCCTGATGGCGGCGTCGATCCACGCTCGCCCTGCGCGCTCGTTAAGATTTATGAGCGCGTTTAGAACAACTTTCTTGTACTTCGGAAGGTCGAAAGTTATGGACACCATCTTGGTTATGAATTTCATAGTACCTTCATAACTCCAGCTTTTAGCATCTCACCCTTCTCGTGCTCGGAAGTCTGATAGAACGCGATGAGCTTAGCCTGTGCAAAAACATCCAGGCTGTCCCAACAAGATTGAGTGTCGCTCTTCAACCCAGGGGGCAGGATGCCGAATTCTCGGCACGCTGCCCATATTGTGTACTCCTGCGTTCTATGGGACGGCCAGAGGTGCTTCCGAGCTACGCCCCCTGACCACGTAGAAAATCCTCACGCGCCTTTGCGATCTTCGCCTCATCGAGAGACAAAGCCGACATGGCGGCGTTGATTACGCGGGACAGTTCAACTTCAGAGAGGCCGGCTTCAATCAGTTCTTTGGTCCAATCCATCCAAGTACCCGGCTTCTCAAGATCGACGGTACTCCATTCGATGTCACTGGCCTCAAGGCAGCGAATCATCATGTATGCAAATCGCCGCGAATCACGGACGGCGACGGCTTTCTTGTAGTCGGGATCGGATAGGTCTGCGCTTCGTCCATCTTTTGTCGTGACCATGGGCGGAACTGGTTCCGGGCAGATCTTGTCAAAGGCGTCCGAGAATGCCACCGCCTTGGCGCGAAACACGATGTTGCCCGTCGGGCGCGGCAGGACAAGGATTTCTTCTGAGGGGGTAACTGTTACTCCACCAATCTTCATTTTGTATCTCCAAAGGCGTTCGGGAATAGAGGTGTCAACCTCCGGGGCTGTGGATTTCCACAGCCCCGTGGTCAACTATCAAACTAGCACTCGGCGTCAGTCGAGCGGGTGACGGCTGGCTCGCTCACGTTGCACTTGCCGGACACGCTGATCGTGGCGGCTTGCAGATCGTAGTCGAGAGACTCCCAACGGAAGTCCGTAAACAACACGTCTTCATCCTGGTCGGTGCCGCAGGGCACGCAGTGCTTGGCGAGGATGTCGATGCAATAGGGCTCGCACAGGTCTGAGGAAGTGGAAACCCACTCAGCCGCGTAGCTCAGACGCTTCAGGGCGTCAACCGGCGTGATGGTCGTGCCGGAAGCAGACTTCACATACTCGTAGACGAACTCAAGGCTCATCTCGACGGGCTGTTCGTCGCCTTCCTTCACCGTGTCAAGGTTGCCACGGTCACGCAGATATTCGTACTCTTTCGTCTCGGTCCAGGTCAGGTTGCCTTCGCCGATCTTGACTTCAAGTCGCTGGTTGATGAATGTCACCACGTTGTCGGTGTTGCCGCTGTTGTAGCTGCCAGCACCAAGAATGGGTGTGATTGTAACGCAAGTTGTTGCGTTGGCGGACGGGTCGCGAGCCGTCACGGTGTGAATCGTGTTGGCTGTCTCGCCGGCCAAATACAAACGAGCACCAACCGGAACCTGATTGGTCGTGTCGGTGTTCAAATTGACCGTGTTGATGTTGATGGTCGCGTCGTTGGCGGACGCGTTCGCGGTCAAGAGGGCCGAGCCCGCCAGACCGTCTTGAACGTAAATCGTCACGTCACGCAATTCAATTCGTGCCATGAGTATGTTACTCCTGCAAGAGGTTAGTTGGTATGCAAATCCATTCCGTATACGGCGTCCACTTCAGACATCCGTACTCTCACATCCGGCTTGAGTTGCCCGAAGTGAAAAACTCGAACCGCTTCGTTTCGTCCTTTCTTGACTTGAAGACAACCCAGCAATGTGTTGACGTTGTCGTCTGGCCCAGTACCTTTCTTGTAAATACCAATCGGCTGCAACATGGTGTTGGCAAAAACTCCGGTCCACTGTATGAGGGAGAAGGCGTCCGCACCGCGCAAATCCATTCGTTCAGTAAACAGAAAGTTGATGGTAACACTTATGTCCCAGAAATTCTTACTTACTTCTTTGATATCTGGTCCAGTTACTCGGAGTTCAACGTGGTTCGCCCGCATGTCCGCGTCGGATCGTTCGTCGATCCCTTCCACGAAATACGGTAAGGAAATACCCGAAGCAACACTTTGAAAGTGCAATGCAATTGACTGAAAAATCCACCGCGCGAGGTTTTTGTCCATTGCATCTACTCCGGTTAAGCAATCGTCGTTGTGACGGATTGTGTCAAGTTAAGCAGGTAGCCGTTGGCTTTGGCATACAAGTCTTCGGGCGGGTCCACGCCCTCTACTCGCTTGGCTATCACCATCCACGCCGTAGACTGTTCAAACTCTTCGATCGCAAGCAGCTCATATTTCTTGTGGCTGTATACGATCCAGTCATCCGAGTGGATATCAAATGTTGAGGGGACATCTGTCCTGTCGATAATGAATCGACGCTTCCCTGTGTCATAGCTGCCGCCCTGTACAATCTTTTTGTTGGCGGATATCAGGGAGATTGTTTGGGTTACTTCCCTGGTAATGTTGGCTGGCAGCACAACAGCCCGTGGGATGTACACCGAGGTACCTGTGTACGATTTCGCTCCTGATGTGTAGTTTGTAGTCGTGGTGCCCAGGTGATAAATCGTGATCGGCCCGCCGTACTCTTTTTTCAGTTGGCGTATGCACCGGCGGATGAATCGGATAAGATTGTAATTAGGTCTTGTCATTTTCGTCCACCTGAAGTACACGCCCGGAGTGGCAAGACTGAATCAATGTTGACACCCACTTCATTTGCTGCGTGTTTGCCGCGATGACTGTGATGTTTTCTTTCACCAGGGCGGCGAGCGTCTCTTGCTGATACTCTTCCAGCTTTTCCACACGCTCTACCAGCTTGTCTTCGCGCTTCCAGTCACGCCAGATGAAGAACAACACGATCCCAATGAGAGGGCCAAATTCCTTGAACAGGTCGATGTAGTCCATTCCATATTTACTCCCAGGGGAAAGGTGTCGGTTCAATTGGGTCTTGTGGCTTTGCCCACACTACCGACTCTACAAATGGGTCGGGAATTTTGTCCGGCGGAACTTGCAACTGCGATTGAACACTTTGCAACTCAACTATCGTGATGTCTCTTTCTGGTCCCGCTACCATCCCGCCAATAGCCGACCGCAACAACCGCTCGCGGTAGCTGAGAAATATGACTTGTACCAAAGATCCCAGGATTTGAGCGAACACAGGACTCCGCTCGGCTTCGGTCCAGATATTTGGGATGTTGAAGTATTCAACCGTGGCTGGGTCTTCGCTCATGTCCTTAGTCTCATAGTTGTATGCCTGCAACGCGACCGTGCAAGGCTGCTTTCCATCCGACTGCAACGACACATTCAGGGCCGCGATGAACCTATCGGGAAAAACTCTTTCGGCCACGGCGGGCTTGGACACCAGATTGTTGGAGGGTATTCGAGGTAGTCCCATTTAGTCCTGTACCTTAATCTGGAGAATTTGCAGCCGGGCGACCCAGTTATAAAGTCTTGGAACAGAAACATCTGCCGTTCCTGTTACCACGATAGCTATTACATTTCCGGCCCTGATTGCAAGGGCACAATTGTATTCAGCGTGGTCTTCACCGAGCACGGAAATTGATGGCGAGCCGCTCACATATGCGGGCGCGTCGGTACCGTCGCGTCTTATTGCTGCATGAAAATAATAGTGAGCACCTATGTTGGCAAAATTTATGAATCCTGCAACATATCCGGTCATTTGCCACATGCAGTTTGGAGGCATCACCAGCTTGTGTAAACTGTTCCCGCTGTCTATACCGTCCGTTGTCATGTCAACAGCGGTGTTGCTCGCGGATCGGATGTATTGAGTGATCGTCATGTACTGAACGTCACCAACTTCGTCCAACGAACCGCTGGCTCGCGCTTGCCCACACCAGAAATCGTTTACAGCGTGTCTCCCGTGTGTTATGCCATAGTGACCAAGAGCTTGATTGTTGGCACCACCGAGAATTACCGTCCCAGCACCTGACGAGATATTCTGTATTCCCGCTAAAATGGCTGAGCTTCCATACCCATTTAATGTGTTTCCGCAACCTGTGAAAATTCCACTGTTGGACACATTACCAGATATGGTGTTGTCACGTCCACTTATAATCGAGGATGACAGAGCATTGAGTGTATTGTTGCCCGTATTGACTACAAATGTGTCGTTGACAGACGCGTGGGTTATTTCGACACTGTTCGCCAAGATGTTGTTGGAGCCAATGCTCAGTGGCTTTTCCACAGCAATCAGATTGGCGGAATTAAGCGTAAGGTTTCCGGTGGAAGTTACGCCCGGTGCTGTAATAGTTCCGGTGAACGCTCTGGTGCCGTCCGCCAGTGCATACTGCGTGTGATCGTCGTCTGCCAAGCCCGTGAGGCTGCCGTGGTCGCTTGTGCCAGCGCCAGATGCTACGCCCTACGGCTCATCAGCGAATGAGCGATAGTCCGTGTACTCTTCGATGGTGTAGAATGGCGAGTCTGCGCTCCTCTGCATAATGATGCGCGCCAGCACCTTGTGCTCCAACGTCGGCAAACTACCAAAGCTAAGATCGGACCAAGTGTTGTTTGCGCGGGCGTCGGCCAGCGTACCATCGTCAGCCTGCCCTGGTATCAAATACACCGGAGGTGACGATGTGGAACCGACCACCCAATAAGCAAAGTGTTGTGCAACCCCAACCGGCACCAGCGTCCAGGCGTTGTCAGTGAACTGATTTATTTGTGGTATGTTGGAAGAAATGTAGGCCGTGTTGCTAGATGCAAGGGTTCGTTTCCACTCTCCCGTTGCTCCGCTTTGATACATTACTGGGGCTGTTAAGGGGGTTAATATTTGATCCCAGAATCCAGAACCAGCGTCGTCTGTTACTATCGCTTCAATGTCTTCATCATGAAGTTCGCCCTGCGCCAGATTGACGGTAGTGTTTCCGCTAACTATTTCTAATCCTAGCCCCCAGGCCCATTGTGTGCCACGAGTCTCATGAAAATAGTCGTGCATCCTATCGGATGTGTCCCACGAATGCAGTTCTGGTGCATACAGAATAAGCTCATTATCTGTGGAGTTCCAATATAGTGACAACACAGTTGCCAGTGTATCATTAAACGTCCACTCTGTCTGTATCGCTTGGAGCGTGGCTCCGTTGAAGGCGATATACCACATTCCACTGTTATTGGTGAAAGTCACATCTTGCGGAGTGTTGAAAGTGTACTGGATTCCAGCAATCCAATATGTGGCGTCATCACCGATAGGGGTCACGGTAACCGTGCGCGTTGATTCATTGATTGTGACCGACACGATGTTGTCGATGGCATCGACATTCCAGCCTGTTTTCAGATGACTGTATTGAGGCAGGGCGTCAACTTCGTCGATCTGCTCGATACGTCCGTCAGTAATAATGAGTGGCTTGTTTGTCATAATTTCGCCCGCTCATTGACTTCGATGTCGAACTTCGTGAGAGTGATTGCTGTTCCTACCATTATGACGACTTGGCCGTTACCGCTAGGCGGTGTAGCTGACAAGGTTCCTGGTGTCGTTCCAAGATAATAGACAGATCCCGGTGAAAGATTGGCGGTGCCGATTACTGTCGTCCAGTCAGCCTGCGTTACGCTTCCGTTGGCAACCACCAAAGCCACGTTGTTCGCTGTCGCGCCGGTCAAAACCAGCCCCAGAACCAGGGACGGATCGCCGTCAGTGTTAGCGGAAGCCAAGTTTACGGTGTTGTTGCCCGAAATATATACCGGCTGCCCGGTCGCTACTGCCTCGTTGGCGGTTAGTTCGTACCGCTCGGAGGTCGGGGCGTGAAATCCGTCCAGGGAGGCGTGGACAAAGTCGTCCAGGACCATTGTGTCGGTTATACCACGTGGATAGTCCCAATTCCACCCCACAGAGCCCCCCAGATTGAGCGTATGCGTGGCTGGGTCAGATCCGTGGTTCAGATGGGTTGTAACATCGGCGTCCAGCAGGAGCGAGCTGGAGGCCTCCCGGCCCCATTCCCCAGTGGCCGAGGCTGAGTCACTTAAATCCACCACCGAATGGAGCGTCAGACGCTTCTCTAATAGCCCTGTTGCGCCCGTGGCCGGGACGAAGGGGAGCGGACGCGTGGAGGTGAATCGGCGCATTATTTGTACCGGGAGATGTTAAGTTCAGCGCCAGAGGTGACTTCGATGAATTTGATGTGTGTCAAATCGCCTGGATACCAGATGGTTTCCCCGGCGTTAATCAGCATCCCTACTGTGGTGGTTGGGTCGGTGCCGTCGTCCCGATAGCGGACGGGGGCGACCAAACACTGAATTGAGCAGACCCGACCATTTCCGCCCTGAATACCCCTCACAGTGGTGGGAAAAATCTGTACATAGCCGTCTGGCTCAAGTACATCGTCTTTGACGAATGTGGTCATGGGAATCTCCGTGTAAGAAAAGTCCCGGCGGGCGGGTTTTCCACCCGCCGGGAGCTATCGAAAAGCGAGCTTAAGCTCGCATTGGGTTACGCGTAGAGCAAGCAACCCAGGTTGACGTCCAACAGCGCCACGCCAAGCAGCATGTCCAAGGTGACCTTGGTGCCCTGGCTGGAGATGTCGTACTGCATCGCAACTCGCATGGCCAAGTCACGGTAGACACCCACGGCGGCTTGAACGCCGAGCGAGGTGGCCGGGACTGCCAAGGGGCGGCTCACCAGCGCGACTGCGTCACGGCAGAAAGCCAGACACATCGAGCCGTGCGGGCCGGGGAAGCAAACGTCGTTGTCCGCAATCGCGGTTGTCAACGGACGATCGAGCCAAACGTACAGCGCCACGGTGCTGACGCTTTGCACCTGCACGATTGTGTAGGTGTGTCGGCTGGCACCCGTTCCGAACGCAAGCAACTGACCCACGACGGGCTTCTTGTTGGCGGTGAAACCATCCAAGTAGATTTTCTTGTCGTAGCCAGCGGCGTACGCTGTGATGGAAGAGTTCGCGCTGGTGTGCTCGGCCAGAGCAACGGCACCGGGCAGGAACTCGTAACCAACCGCGTTGGCGGAAACTGCGTTGTCATACGCACTGACCAGCGTGATGCCAGTCGTCGAGCCAGAGCCCGTGTGTGCGCTGATGACCTGTGGCTGCTGATCGCCAGTGAACCACACGAACGAGCCGTTCGTGACTTCGGTCGCGGACGTGCAGGCCTTGTTGCCTGTGTCGCCAGCCGCAGCCCCGGCAGTGTGGTTCAGGGTGTTGATGTCGGCACCACTGAGCGGAACGTACGGGACGTTCTGATCCATGTAGGTGTCGAAGCCCAGGATTCGGCCCAAGCGAGCTTCCTCAAGAGCCGTTCCGCCGTCACCGCGCTGGTTGGCAGCGATGAACAGTTCGGTGGCCAACAGGCTGGTTTCGGCCTGCGGGCTGACAACGAGGTTGCGCCCGTAGGGGTAAGCCTTGTTGACATTCATCTTCTCGCGGGCCTCAAGGATGTAATCCTTGGCCGTCGAAGACGTCATGCCAGCCAGCTTGCCAGTGCCGTTCGTGAGGAACTGATGCACTTGGCCCAACAGGATGCGATCCACAGCGCTCGCCATTTCCAACGCGGCGGGCTGCATGTAGTAGGAAATCAATTCCTTGAACGACAGGGACGCTTCCTCGTCCTTGATCGTGAAGGTAACGTACACGTGCTGGTTCAGCGGAACCTGCACGTTGGTGCTGACGGCGTCTTGGTTCTCGACGCTATCGGACTGCGACTTGCGTCGGATTGTGAACTCGGTCGGACGCCGAGTGTTGACCACGTCGCCGTAACCGGCTACCATCGGGCTGAAATCACGGTGGACCAAGTTGGCCATAACCATGTTCTCTTCGAGGATGGCGAGCGATTCGTTGGCCCACAGCTCCGGGATGAGGGCGTCGTTGTCGTTTGCGAAGCACAGGAACAAGTTCATTATTGAACTCCCTAAATTTGTGTGAGTAAGTTGTAAACTGACTCCCAGGTATTACAAATCACACTCCCCTGGTACTCGTGTGACGAGCCCGGTCTTCCCGGTTGATCCGTTGCTTGAAGGCGCGGACAATCAAGCGTGGACAGCTAAATCGCTTATTTCCGTCGGTTGCGCGCCGGCAGACCCAATTTCTCCGGGTTCTCCGCTCGCATTTTCATGTACTGTTCGGTAGTGAGCCCGGCTTTGTCAATCTCGCCCGTGGCCTGAATACCTTGACCGGAGCCAACGCCGCTAACGACATTGCTCTTGAAGAGATTGCCGTACAGTTTGGGCAGCTCTTTCATTCTCTTGACAGCGTCGATAGGTGTTCGCAACGTGCGAATTTCTTCGCCTGTTTTCTCGTCGATGTCGGGGAAGTCAATCATGGAGATCAGATCACCTTCGGCCTCTTTCAACTCGGTGAGGGGCTTCAGGAGAGCGACGATTTGATTTGGGTTGAACGCATCAGCCGTGGCTGCGGCATCTTGCAACGACCTCGATACCTTTTCGTCCCGGTATTTCCTTTCAACCGTTTCGGCTTTGTCTTTCCACATCTTCAATTCGTTTCCATACTTCTCGGCTTCCTGCTTGCGCTGGAATTCCAGTTCTTGTTCTTTTGTTCGGTACGTCTTGCGGACGTCTTCCAGTTGCGTGGCCATGGCGGCGCGTGCCTGTTCGGTGAGACTCTTGTCTTGCGACAGACTTTCAAGCTGTGCTTCCAATGAGGCCATCTTTTCTTGGTGCTTGCGCTTATCCTCAGCGAGGATGCGATTTAGGTCCGCTTGCGAGAACACCTTTCCATCTTCACCCTTGCCCGCTGTGGCTGCGGCTGCGGCTGCGGCTGCGGCTGCGGCTGCTTCACCACTGCCAGAGAGCCCTTCGCCGTCAAAACAAAGAAACAGGGTAGCGGGATAGTGATACTTCATAATTCCTAACCTCTCGTTAGTGCTTTGCCCTGCAAGTAAGGATGTCAAGTTTCAATGCAGGTCTTGAAAATGACGTTCTAAATATTGAATACCGCGTCTAAGATTAGCGGTGTTGTCCTTTGCGTGCCCTAGCATAGAATTGCAATTGCCACATAGCAGCCCTCTTATTTCACCAGTAACATGGTCGTGGTCAACACAAAACACAGTTGAATTTTTCCGCGTCGGTTTTGTCTCGCCACATATGGCACACCCTCCACCTTGAGAAAGCAACATTTTCTCATAACTTTCAAGGGTCACTCCATAGTTGTTCTGTAAATACGTGTCCCTGTCGCATCTTAAACATTTAGAGGAAATGCCTGAAGAGTTTCTGGTGCCTTGCCCGAACAAAGAATGTACCAGCCACTGTTTGCAACTTGAACATTTTTTATGTGTCAATGTTATTACCCCTCTTGAATTTTTTACAAGCGGGCCATAACTAGCTTCTATCCTTTCGTATTTGTTCCGAACTTTCTTTTTGTCTCCTGTGTCCCTGCATTTCTTGCAGATATATGAAACCGAGCCGCTTTTTGTTTTGTCTTTATAAAAGTCTGAACGCGGTTTCAATTCTTTGCACACATAACAATTTCGCATCGCGATTAGTCTACCCGGCTGAAACGAATGAGACGATCGTCACACAGATATGGCTTCAACCACATCCAGACGCGTGCCGTCGGAATGCCGTAGACAAGATATTCTGATGCTGAGCTGCTGTTGTCATAAGTTGTACTGACAGCAGAGTATGACTGCCGGGTTACATTCAGCCGTTCGATGGCATCTTCCGGGTCAAATCCGTCGATCAAGGCGATAGCTATCTCGTAGCACGCCCATTCAATTGTTTCTGGTACGTCGGTGTCTTGGCCACGAGGAAATTCCAGGGCCTGTGTCAAGTTGGCGGCGATTATTTCGTCGCGGCTGGGCGGGGAAGTCAGAATCTTTTCATACTGCTCTTCGTCGGAGTCATACTCGTACATGACCGACCAGACCGCGTGCTTCACACCCTTGTAATTGAGGGCGTCGATTATACGCGTGGCTTCCGTCAACGCCTTTGGTCTATCGGTGGCAGCGGAATCTTCCCATGTCTCTGAGTGGAGGCGACTGGCGAAGTATGCGTTTGCCTCGGTCAATGTTCCGTAGTATGCCATTATGCACCTTTGTCCAGATTCTTGCCCTTACCACGAACGGGAGCTTTGCTGTCCGGGCTCGTAGTGGTGTCGGTGGCTTGTTCTCGCTCGGCTTCACCAGACTTCTGGTCAATTGCCAATTCAGGGACCCCGCGAGCGGCGGCATTCGCCATCCCGCCGGCCTCGGCGATTTTCACCTGCGACTGTGCCTCCATGATTTGCTTTGCTCGCAGAACGCGGTCTTCGCGCGCCTTAAGATACTCATCATCATTGAAGCCCATTGCTTCGGACCCCGTCTCGTCGCCGCATAAGCCGGCTTCCACGGCAGCCCGGATGATCTCTGGGTTCGATGTTGTATACCCGGCCTTGTCAATCTCGGCGAAGATCTTGTCGATCGTGGCGGTGTCTACCTTACCGGCCAACAGAGTTGTCACGATATTCTTGGACAGCTCTTTCTTTACCGTGTTGCCCGGCACCGTGTACATCAAATCAGAAAGTTCTTTCGCTTCCTTGATACGATCGTCGTCATTCTTCAAACTGTATCGGTCAGGGTACTTGATCGTCGCTATATTGCGCTGGGCCGGATCTCTGCTCTCGTAAGCCGCAAAATGTTCGGCGACACGCCTCTCCGCGCCCTCGATAACCATACCGATGTAGGAAAGTCCAGCCTCTAATCCTTGGTCGGACAGTTTCAGGGCCTCGGCCGAGGTGGCACGCTTCCCCATCTTGTTCTGAACCGCCAGATTCACGATCTTTCGGATATCATCCTCAAGTTTTTCCTGCAACTTGATGGATGCCATCAGGGGCTCGGAACTCGGATGGATGAAGCTTGGCGCGTCGGCTTTCAAGTCATATGTGCGGCCGTGCGTGATGCCGTTGCGCGCGTCGGAGCCCACACCGCTATTGTCGGTGGTTACGCCCGTACCATCATCGTCAACAAATTTCTTCAAGTGGGCACCGACTGCCCGCATATCTTTCTGTTCGATAAAGAACGGGAAGTTTGCTTTCAACACATAGGACACGTCACTGGAACCAAGATTCAGCAGCGCCACTTGATGCTTATACACATCTTTCAGCAGGCTGCCGCCGATGTTCAGCATTGTGAACGGAATTCGCTCCAATTCGAGAGGAATAACCCCTTCGTTGTCAAACTTCGGGTTGCCATACAGGTCGATGGGGTTGTTCTTTTCATCAAACAGCTTCATCTTCACTTTGCGGTCGCTGGGATCAACCCATAGCAAACGGTAGCGATTGTATCCGCCACTTGGCAGAACTACTCCGTGTGCAAATCCTTGGTTGTAGTCGACCCCTCGGTCACGGAGCAGGATCGCGGTGAAGTCACCGGGCTCTTCCGGCTTTGCAACTGCCCACGATAGAATGTCTTCCACTCGATAGAAGTAGCAATATGGACGCGCGTTACCTTCGTCAGCCATCGTGCGGAATCCGCTAAGCACGGGCATGTCGGTATACACCCCGACTCGACCCATAACGAGCAACTCGGTCAGCACGTCAATACCAAGGAAGCTCTGCATCGACTGGCCCTTATTGTCGATGCCGCCAATCTCGCCGGCGCAGGCGCGCATATAGTTGGTACTGCCGCCCCTGCGGGTAACATCACGGAGCCGTTGGAAAATGGAGTTTCGAACGTCCGTCACTGCCGCCTTCGCATAGCTGGGGATGGGCGTGAAGAACTTGCGTGTCTTAAAATCTTCGTCAGTTTCTCTGGTGCTGAATTTCTTCAAATTCTTGTCGACAAACCGAGAGCCACCGTTGTAGCATTCCCTGTATTCCCACCAGTACATCTCGTCTTCCAGGAAGTCCGGGTGCCGTACCGATGTGATGAACGTCTGCTCTGCTGACATTAGATTACCTTCTCGTCGATGTTGCCGCCGGAAACTACACCCGCCGCCATGGGCAACGCCAGTTCTGCATAATTTAGTGCGTGTGCAAAGTGGTCTGGACCAGTGCTAAGGTAAATCGCCTTCGGATTACCCTGCGTGTCTTTCTCATATGTGCGAACAAGGGCCTTGATGTGGTCCCTGAATTCCAGCGACAGGTCGGCTGGAAGAGCTATTCTATCGGAGTGGAAACGTCCCATCGAGGCGTCTAACCAGTTCGTCCGGTCCACTGTGATTACAGGAGCACCGCCATCCTCTTCTGCCAGCGATATTTCCTTACCTGTTACACCTTTTCGGTACCGACACAGGTAAACATATCCGGGAAAACGGCGAGCAAATCGCCGGGCGTCATTTATCTGCGGGTCGGCGTCGAGCACGCAGGCCTTTACCTGCCACTCCCGCATGAACGGGTCCAAGTTTCCAAAGTCATCCCCCGGAACTTTTCCTTCCCACAGGAGTTTGCCGAACATGGCGGCATTCAAGTCGCTTCCACCTTGCATCTGGAATTCCATGATGACGATGTGGAGCATTTTACCTTGGTCGACCCCCATCACGATCATTCGATCCGAGCCGAGGTTGGGCCGCTGTGTTTCCTTAAAATAGTTCCTGATGGCGTTGTCGATTTCGCTCTCAGTTACTTGCCCACCATCCGGGATGTAAGGCAAGCCTTGCTTGGAGTTGTGAAACTCCACCATGGCGGCTTCGTCACCCAGACCAAGAAAATAGGCTAAGGCCAATTCCGCCGGCGTGACCGTGTAGCTGTACAACTGATTGATGTAGAAGCTACGATGGTCTTCCTCTACGTTGACTGTTGGAAACCACTTAGCATACTTCAGGAAGTCGAGCTTTGCTTCATGCTCTAACTTTCCTTGACACTCTTTGCACTTCAGGAACGAGCGCTTAATATCCGGGTCCGTTACTGACTCGCCGCAAATCTCCAAGCAATCCGGGAAAATGAATTCTGTCTGCTTGCTGCACTTTGGACATTTGAAGTAATAATGCTCCTGCGTCCCTTGCAGAAACATCTTGTGAATACCAAACTGTGGGATAGTCGGTGTGCTCAAGCTCAAGATGAGCTTATGCTTCTGCCCTGACAACCGCTCGAAGGCCAACTGAATGGCTCGCTGGTCCATTTCGTCCGCTTCGTCCAGCACAAGCACGGACACGGGAATTGACTTTAGGTTGCTGTCGCCCCTTGATCCTCGAATGTACAAGTTCACGCCGCCGGCTTGCTTCAGCCCAACGGTATTCGTATCGGTGAACAGTTCCTTCAGATAGTCACTGTACATCAGTGCCGTGTTGAAACGGCTCTTGCTGAAGTCACTTGCATTGAGGGCCGTAGGCAGCACGTACAACACGTCGCGCTTCAGCACGTCCACTGTGAAGAGTGACCGGTTGATCGCTACTTCTGTCAATCCCAACTGGGCCGCTTTCATTATCGTGTTGCGGCTGGCAGTTGAGTCGTGTGGCTCCCGGCACCAGGGGTGATACTTGAAGCTGTAAGGCCCTTCAAATGGGGCACCCATGATTCTTCGGTGCTGCACCCACCTACTGCACAAGTTCAGCGTACGCGAAACCAGTCCAGATTGTAGTGTTGCACCGAAGTCATCGAGTAATCCCATGCTTGTCTCACAGTGTGAGTTCCTTGCCCATGTCGGCCGGCGGGTCCAGCTTAGCTACCTTGTCGTCCACAACAACCGGCGTGCGAGGAATAACTACATCCAATGTGGCCGGGGAGCTTAGCGGCTTATATTCGTTCTTGTCGACCTTACCGCGTTCCTTGGCTTCCTTTGCCTTGCGCTTGCCTTCCTTTTCTTGCTCGGCTTTTAGCTTGGCCGTTTCCTCTTCGATCTTGAGTTTCTTCAGGTGATCTTCCACCTGATTCATTCCCCACGGAGCCGACCACAGTCGAGACGCGAACACTTGCTTCGCCGTGCTTCGACCGCACTCGACGGCTTCGATCAGCACTTCAACTGTCCCGTCGGGTACGTCAAGCTCATTGCACTGACCAACGACGCCCACACAGCCGGATGGTTTGCAGGTGTAGCGAACGTGAGGATGACGCGAGAACGGGTTTTCAACTTTCATTGTGCCGGGGCTCCAGGAAAAGTGGGGCGATTGTCAGGATCATTTTCAGGATGGCTGGCCAGTTGGCCTTAAACCAGTCCCACAGATTGGCGAGCCACGTCTTTGTGTCGGCTCCGACCAGCCCGTCGGTTCGGTTCCACGGGTTGATTTGCGCCTCGATGCGATCGTTGAACTTTGCCAGCTCAACCGCATCATCGGACAGAACCAAGCATGCGTTGTATTCAACGCGGGACATATTGCCCTTGGCATACTCGCTCTTGGCTTGGGCCCGTAATTTTCTTCGCAGTTTTGGGAGTTTCATTTGTGGCCTTTCATTGACACTCTGTGTCTTCGTTTGCCCTGTCCAGGGCTTCATATACATGCAGGATGACAAGCATCCAGGCATTGGAGATTGCTACTACGAGGAAGTATGCCCGCCAATCCCACGCGAGGGAGGGTAATGCGAGCCAGAATCCCATACAAATCGGGCAGAACAGCAGTTGATACCCGAAGTAGTTCCTGATTGGTGCCGCGATGTTGCTCTCGCTAATTAGGCATCCCACCACTCCAACAGCCGCTGAGGTATTGAACAGGGTCACCAGCCAATCAAACATCTTTTCTCGCGCCCACTTTCTCTTGCCACTCAGCCGGTAAGATCCCGTCTTGATTGCAACGATTGGCTTTTCGGCCCTCTAACACCACGTCTACAGTTGCGCCCTTCACCGTGTAGAAGATGGTGGCAGAGAACTCCAATTCGTCATTGGCACCAAACTCGTTGGCATTATAGATTGAGTGCAGTTCATCATCCGCCTTGTAAAACAAAGCGACGATGGGTTTGTTGTCAGTGAACTTGATTTTCATTGTGACACCGCCCAGCCGCGAGATACTAAATTCGCAATTGCTGTGTTAGCTGTGGCGCTTCTGTTGGCGGTCCCGCTGCCAGGGTTTGCTCCCGCGACCAGAGTTCCATTTGATGTGCCACAAGCCTCGGTATCAATTATGAGTGTGTCAATAGTCTCTTTTGACATCTTGCAGTTGTAGATGTTGACGTAGTTGATTGTGTTGTACGAAGGGTGAATGGTTAATGTGGTGAGATTTGTGTTGTGGTACACATGCACCATCCGGCATTTTGTCCACTCATTGTACGTGTTCAGTGTTGTCAAGTTAGCCGAGGATGTCATCACAAACTGGCGCAGTTCTGTCCACTCCGGGTGAGTCTCTACCGCATTCACATTTGCATAAAACAAATTGAATGTCGTCATCTTTGTCCAGGTGTTGCATGTCGTAATAGTGGTGAGACGTGCATATGCCGTGTCAAGTGTGACAAGGTTCGGCCACGCATGACCTTCAATGGCGTTCATGCTGTTGCAGGTGTGCAGGTTGAGTGTTACGAGACTCGGCCATTCTTGCGTATCGAGGTTTGGTAAATACTTGTTGCCCGCCAAGTTCAATATGGTCATGTTCGGCCACGCGTAGGTGTTGAACGTGGCCAAGTTGCAGTTAAACGCGTTGAAGTTATTGAGACTCGCCCAATTATGGGTCGGAATATACGTTAGGAGCGTGTTCCCGTGTATCTGAATGTTTGTTGTTGACGGCCAGTCGAACAGGGTGACGCTTGTGAGTTTATTGTTGTAAAGCAGAACTGTTTCTAAGTCTGCCCACTTTTTTGCGTTCTTAAACTTAACCGTGACAAGATTCTGAGTGGATGCGCCCAGTGCTCGCATAACACCGGGAAGTGTACACTTTATGGTTCCGCCGTTTGCGCTGTTGAATGTGACCGTTTGAAGCCAGCCGGGGGTTGTTGTTTTCTTTACCTCACCGGTATCAGCGTCAATCGTTTTGAGAACAAGAGCGGGTGTGCCCGGAAGAAAATTTCCACTAAGTGTAACACTGGCCTTGTTTGTCGTGAACACGAAGCCACCATTGTTTCCATCCTGTGAAACAAATCTCCGTCCGCGATCTTGTATATCGGCCCTGCGAGGCATTCCACTCATTAGGATTTCCCTAGATTATAACCCAGTGGATTATGTCGTTTGCCGTCGCATTGTTTGCAAATACCCTTGTCGGGTCTTCAACAGGCAGAAACACAGCCTCGCCCGCATCCAACGGGAGGCCACACGTAGCGGCCGACACCGTATTACCAACACCAGAGTTGCCAACATATACAACCCCGGCGTTGTCGATACCGGCCTTTAATTGAACACCCTTCATCGGCTTGATGCTAGTGTCTGTCACTACTTGCGAGGGTGTGTTAGCCGTCGTCAAGTTCGTGGTACCGTGTCGAAGGACTTCAGAAACGTCTTTCTCAATGTGCATGTTTCCACCAGTTTGGTTGATAATTGGTTGATGTTTAGGGGGCTATTGGCAACCACTCACCATTTATGTTGACGAGCGCTTTCAACGTAGTCTCGTTGAGGCTCACGCCCTGTAAAATGTTGCCGCCGGTGCCCAGTTGAACGCGCCGACCCGTTAGGAGCAATAAGTCGCCGCTCGCGCCGCCGTTTATGTACCGGACGGTCTTCAGTTGATGATTATTGGATTCAAGGCGATGCAGCACCACACTTATCTGTATCGTGTTGCCTGCTACAACTATTATCGAGATGTCGCCCAGATTCAATTTTGGTATCCCTATGCGGTCCTCTCCAGCAGACTGAAGCAATCCCTCTTTCATGATGAGTGGTTGTTTCATAGCTTGATAGGCTGAGCTACCTCCAACTCCATTTCTGTATCGGACAGCGCGTGCCCAACTCTCGCCACGAATTCGCCCGCTGAATCTGGGGCTGTCGTAGTGAGTCGCCCGGCCACTGTAGCGGACAACCAGTAATCTGCACCCTCGGTCAGTCCGCCGGTGTCCCCTGTAACTGCGTCCCACTCGCCAGTGGTCGCTGGAAGTACACCGTCTGATACGATGTCTACCGGGTTACCATTTGCCGTTGTGACGGACACGAGGCCCGCTACTCTCACGGTGCTCTGCGAGTCGGCTTGAGCCTTAATTGCGTTGCCGCCGTTGACATACACGGGTGTACCGACGTTCAGCGTACTACCGGTGTTGTTGTTCTTTGTTACGCCATTACTAAGGTCAATATGATCGCCGGGTTGTAGACGCTCAATCTGTCCGTTCGTAATTACCAGTGGAACCTTTTTAGACATTGCTCACCCATGTTTTTAGTGCCATCAAATTGTCCACATACTTGATAAGCTCTTTCGCTTTCCAGTATGTCTTTACTTGTATCTCTTCGCCGCGTCGGTACAGTATGATGGTTGGTACTGACTTCACGCTCTCTGGCGCTTTTTCTTCGTCAATGTCACGCACCGTGACTTTGAACCCGGCTTTCAGTAAAGCCGGTAGTTCTTTGGCTTGCCATCGCTTGCAGGGTCCGCACCAGCTTGCAACCCAGGCTGTGATGGTGTAGTCTGCTTGGGTTTCGGGCTCTGGGGCGGGAGCTGGTGTGGGGGCTGGGACCGGCGGGAGGTTTTCAGGGCTGTAGGGTCCGATACCCTCGTCAGGTCCATCCAGTCGTTGATTATTTTGTACAACACGTCCAGCTTGGTCAGTGTGAAACCGCCTACCAAAATGTCCCGGAGCCAGCGCTTCAAGCGAAGCCACAGATTGAGAAGCTGTAACGATGGCAAACGCGACATAGATGAACCCTGCTGTTTGTAGTTTGTTTTTCATGTTCTGTCTCTGAGATACTTGGCCGCTCTTTCGAGCAGTTCTGGGTCATCTCTCAGTGAACCAATTGCTACATTGCAATGATGACACAATAAGCCCCTGACTTTGCCCGTTATGTGATCGTGATCGACGAACAATCTTGATCCATTCACATTGGCTTCGCTACTGCAAATGGCACACTTTCCATGTTGTGAGGCAAGCAGGTTGTTGAAGTCGGCTGGAGTAAAACCATATTTTGCTAATTGATCTATAGCGCGACGATTGGTACAGCAGGGCTTGCACTCGCCTTTCAACCCGTTAACCCCGCTCCGCGAATTGTAAAACTCTGAGTGGGCTTTCCACTGTTTACATTTGCAACAGCGTTGGTGTGTAGTAGTTGTTCTGCTGCACCCAGGCAGGAGTTCTCCATAATACTTGGGCAACGAGGCAGTTAACTCTTCAATCCTGGTTGTTCTCGGACCTTTATAATTTCCATCTCGTTTTAACTTTTGACATTTCTTACAAACGGTATAAAGTCCCGCCGAGTCGCGTCTATTCACTGAGAAGTCACTATGCTGTAGCCAAGTAGCACAGCAGTTGCAACGCCGGTAAGTATCGGTAGTAACACAGTGAGCGTATTTATTTTTTGGCTGGCCATATTGAGCTATTTCGTCTGGTGTCATGCTATCTCAAGATATACGGAGGGATTGATAATCTTGGATAACCCACGTAAGCACTGATGGCGAACGAATCGCCCTGTCGCAACATCACGTCAACAGTGTCCGCGTCAATCCAGAATGTCCCGTCGGCTTGATCGCCGCGTGTCGGGCCAACAATCCAGTCTGAACCCCATGAGTTGAAGCACAGCGCGCCGGGGCGCTTGAACGCGTCATCATACGCAGCGAACAACATGGAGTGTCGCCATGGACGCCTCTTTCGTGTAAGGAATCCATCTTTGTCTCTCTTACATTGACCATCACCAAAGCCAATGTTCGAGCACACAATCACCGGGCTGCCGTTGGCGAGGCAGTCGCGAAGCTCGGCGAAAGAGCGGCAAATGGCCACTTTCTTCACCGGATGAAGCTTTGTGATTGGTTCGAGAGCGTCGGGACACCCGGTGCGACCATATTCTACACCTTTTTGGGCATCATAGATGGTAAAATCAAAGCCGCCGGGGTACTTTTGCCTCAACAGCACGCCGTAGCGAACAAGCCACTCTGCACCCCAGTGCCCTGTCGAGCCTTTTCCTGAGCTGGTTCCGCCGATTTCTACGCGGCTGCCGCCATAGATCGGTTCGGTGGCGCACCACCCCGCCCATCTCTGCGCCTGCCTCTGGATAACAATCTGAACTGCCGTCAGCACGTCGACGCCACGACCGTAAGCCATGGACACGCAGTCGGCAGGCCCCTGGTCCAGCGGCACAAGCTTTCGACCGGTCACTCTCTCAAGAGCGAGGTGCAGAGAGACTACTTTTCCCTCTCCAGTGCCCTTAATTTCGCGATCTTGCTGCGAAATGAAGGGGTGTTCGTGCCGGCGAATGAAATCTTCGAGACTTTTTGGGTCCGAATACCAGCCAAAACGATCTTCATCGTCGCGAGTCAGGGAAGCCTGGACACAAGACGGGAGCAGCAAGCCGCTCGCCGTTGCTACCATTCCTTTTAGCATTGTTCGTCTGTCCACGGCGAATCTCCTAGCTGTTGCGCAGTCCCGCTGCGATGTCCTTCCACACCTGAGCGTGCTGCTCTGGTGTCATAAGTCGTCCATCTTGAGCCATTTTCAGCAGTTCCCCGCCGATTTTATCAAGCATCGGGGCCCACACTTCCAAAGATTCACCAAGAATTTCTTTATTCGCGGCGGCTGTGGCCTTAATCCAGTCCTCAGCGGTCGGTAACTCTGCCTCACGGGCTGCGATTTTCTCAAAACTGTCAGCTAATGCCAACTTCTGGTCACTGGGCAGGTTAAGTTCGGTCATCCAAAATGGGATCATACCTGCGAATGATCCGCTAGTTGGCGGCGGAAGGGGCGAGGCCACTTTCACAACGACGGTAACAACGTCAACTGTTCCGCCCTTGGCGCAGGACACGATAAAACGGTATTCCCCGTAGGTGCGAGCTGAAAAAACGGCCCGTGCTCCCGCATCGTACGTCAGGAAATCGGTGACAGAGTCGGGAACCACCAGCCACTTGAAACTATCAGCGACAGACCCTGAAACGTCCAGACGAACCAACTCACCAATTTTTGCGGTAGACGGAGCAACGAGCACGATTTTCGCCTGTTCCACACCGGGTGTGGACTCCTGCGCTATTGGTGCCAGAGTGGGCGTGGTAACAGCGATTAGAAAGGCAAGAGCGACGGCGATAATACGTTTCATTTTTTAGTCCTGGAAAAAGCGGACACATGGTTCCCAGTCGCCGTCGTCTTCGCCAAGTGTCTGGGCGATGCGTGCCAGTACGGCTTCGTGTGCTTCCTTGCTACTGGTGAACTCAATCTCGGTTTGTGATTCTAACACTCGTCCACAGCGGCAGAGCCGGGAGAGCACGGTGATGTTTGGTTCTTCTGTCCAGCGATGTTCACGTCCACAGGCACAGAAGGCTTTCATAACATCACATTACTTTCATTGCGACGGAAGCGGCGGCGGCTTGGTGCGCTTCCCATTCTTTGTTTTCCTGCCAAAACTTGATCTTTTCGGTAACTTCGGCGAGTTCGGACACGATCTCGTATTCCCCTTCTGTGAGATACTTGTCGATCAGACCCCGGAGAACTTGAACGTCGTCTTTCATAGCTTCAAAATTTCCCTTCGCTCGGAACTCGTTGATTACGTCTTGGATCGGTGTCACCCGGCCGGCGGCGATGTCGAGCATCGACTGTTGGATTGTTTGTGGATCAGGTGCAGTTGTGCTCATCTCGGCGATCCACGCGGCGTCGAGCTGCCGGCGCTGTTCATCCGTTATGATGAATTTGACTTGTACTGACTTTGGGTATTGTGCCATAATGAAAACCCGCCACTCGGTCGGCCTGCCCGGTGGCCAGCGGGTTTGGTCCCAGGATGCTATCCGGGGAGGGGTTCCGGGCTACCCGCCCATGATGACCGTCAGTGTAGGGACACGTGATCGTCTGCACGAGAGGGTCAGCGGGTGTGTTAATCAGGCGTCAGTTGCGGTGGCGACTGGCCGTTTAAGTCCTGCGCGCCACTGCCCGGACCCTGGTATGTTAAGTCTGGGTGACAGGAATCGAACCTGCGACCTCATGCTCCCAAAGCACGCGCTCTGCCTAGCTGAGCTACACCCAGTTGTTGAGTAGCCCAGCTTGGGGAGGCTGGACTACGCAATGGGCTTGCTGGTGAACAGGCGCAGGACGATGTTCAGTCCGCCTTGCACGGCGACTAAAATTCCCACGAGGGCCGTGTTGTCAGCGATGACTTCGTGCCCGGCGACGTAACCAACTACGCCAGCGGCCACAACGAGGATGTTCAGCCAGACGGTCTTTGATGCGAGAACGGATTTGGTTTCCATGGTTTTCTCCGAGGTTAAAAAAGTGGCGTTAGACCACAGGGGTTGTTATCTACGCACCGGCGATGTGTCCAGCCGATGCTGCGTGTTCACGAGGCTTTCGATTCTGTTAGCCGCTTCGCAAACCGCTGTGATCGCGTTGTCCAGATGCGGGTTGCTTTGTTTGTTTACGTCGGCCAGTCGTTTTTAAATCAGCGTTCTCAGGGCGGCGATTTCGCCGTGCAGGTTCATTGCAGTCATCTCTCCCTCTCTCTCCCTCTCTCTGTTACTGGTTTTCTTGCTTCGCGATCGCCTCCGCTATCTCTCCGCCGATTTTGGCCACGATCTCATCACGCTCTGGGACATCTGTCAAATTCTGGTCAATGATGTGAACGATCTTCTGTGCGAGGGACACCAGGGCTGACTTGTTGAGCAGGTTGCCCAGCTTTACTTCCATGTTGTGGCAGCTTGACACGAGCTTCTCGATAGCCAGGAATGTGTCTTTCAGGCCCGACATGCCGGCGGCGAACTCCGCGTCCGATTCCATCATGTTGATTCGCTTCTCGACGATCGAGCGGAGCAAAGCAATCTCAACTTTCAAGGACTTGACTTCATCTGCGGCGGCGTGCCTTTGCGGTGAATCGCCAAGGATACGCTTCGAAATGAGGTACTGGTTGAGCTGTAGGCTGCCGGTGTGCGGGTTATGCTTCTCGCACCATCGGCTACCGGGAATCGGCGGCTTCTGGCAGGCTCCTGAATCTGTCATCCAATCACACATAGATTTCTCTCCACTACTATATCGCCTCATTTTTGTTGTTTGTCGCAATAATTATTCCGATTTTAACGATTTTGCGGATAATAATTGGACGCGTCCAATCAACCTGATTTCGGAGCTGCGCAGTATTTTGGGACCTGCCCGGTGTCCCCGACTGGACCCGCCGACTGTACCCGCCGGGTGTCCCCGATTCAGGGCTGGGCTCTCGTTTTGGCCTGTGCCGGCCGGATTAAGGCGGGGAATTACCGCCTTACCCGCTCGGCGACTGGTGCCCAATTTCCAGGCACTGGTGCCCAATTTCCAGGCATCCCGATCGGTATCACCGGTGGCTCGCGTCCCGCGTCCCGGCGGCCCGGTGGCCGGGCTGGTTGGACGCGTCAGTGTAAAATCCGCAGGCACCTCGCCATTCGATAGGGCGGGAGAGACGGATTATCGGCACAACCAGCACAACCCGCACAATTAGACCCACCCCACCTGCACAACCACTACAACCATTACATCCACAACCTTACAATCATCACATCCATCACAACACACACAACCATCATATCTATCAAATATGATAGGCCGAGCACAATCGAACCACTGTCTCGTTGAATCTACGATGCTTACTTATTGTGCAGCCTGTGCTGGTTGTAGTGTGCCGGACTTGCTGGTTGTAGGGCCGAGATGTGCAGGTTGTAGTGATTGTAGGGCTGTTTTACCCTGGTGGGTGGGGTGGTAGGAGCGCTGGTCGTAGGGCTTATGTCGGTAATGACGCCCTTACAATCAGCACAGACACTACAACCCTAGCGGTACAACCCCTACAGCCAGAGGTGGGGTGGGATTGTTCCAGTAAGTGGGGTGGTAGTGGGTGCATAATCGGCACAACCGGCCCAGGTGGTAGTGGTATAATCGGCACAGAGTGTAAGTGGGTGGGGTGGTTAGGGTTATGTCGATTATTCGGTCGGAATCTTTAGAATAAATGATACAATACTAAGTAGGTGTCGCATGGACTGTATTTGCTGTGCTGGTTGACGGGGTTGTGAGGGGGCTGTCTATTGACTCGGCCGCGAC